CTCAGATGTTACATACTTATATCCAAAGTACCCTCCACCTATAACTGAAGTTACCATTATAAATGAGAGGATACTCAAAACATTAGCTATTTTTTGAAACATGGTTAAAGAAGTTCTTAATAAAATGGTAGCACCATTAACATTTATGACGCTACTTCTTCTGGTTGGTTTGATGCCTCTGTATCTGATGGCTGCGATGCTTCGGATGAGTTTTGCTCCGCAATCTGCTGTTCCAAAATCTTCATTGCACCAGTGATTTCATGGTACGCAATACTTAACTGATCACGCTCCAGTTTTAATTGTTTTAATTTTTCCTGTAAATCCATAATTATTCGTAAACTTTTTTACCTGTGACAATAGCAGCATCTATGGCTGTAAAATCTTCACTTGTCCAAATAGAAGTCGTTCCATCAAGCTTTTTATAAGCCTTGATAATTTCAAGATGATCTACATTTCTTTTAATACGATCTTTCCATTCTGCATCTGTTTCACCAGCATTTGCAGAGCTATCTGTATTTATTAGAGTGACGCTATCACCGGCAGCAGAAAAGATTGCTGCGATTTCATCTGCGGTTCTTTCTTTCATAATTAAAAATTAATTTGTTTACAGTTTACCCTGCTTCGAGGGCTTTGACTTTTACGGATAGCTCCTGTATTGCTTTTACAAGCACAGGGATTAAATGTTCCTGTTTTGCTTCTAATTTATCTGGATTATTATCCATGACTAAATCAAGAAAATCAAAATCTTTTTGTGCTTCTTGTAATTCCTGTGCAATAAAACCAGCTCTTATCAAACCATCTTTTACATTGCCATCCCTTGTCTGCCATTTAAATTGACGAGGAATTAATGTATTAATAAAGTCAAGTCCAGCAGTTAAATTAATAATGTCTGTTTTATCTCTTCTATCTGATAAAGAGCTTATTGACGTATCATTACAACGTAAACTGGAAACATTAGCGTTACCAAGAGTAACTTCATTGTTTGCAGTTGCACCCGAAGGTTGTGCATTATATCCTAAACAGGTATTATTATAACCTACGGTTATTGATTCTCCAGCAAACGCACCACAACCTGTATTTAAAGGGCCTGTTGTATTATCCTTAAGTGCATGATAACCAAACGCTGCATTATAATAAGTACCAGCTGCTTGGTTAGCAGCAGCATTATTACCAAAAGCAGCGTGACCGTATCCAGTAGTGTTTGTATATAATGCCCTTACACCACAAGCGGTATTATTATTACCTGTAGTATTGGCACGCATACAATCCTTACCTAGGGCCGTAAGTGAATATCCAGTTGTAGTACTATATGCGGCTTCTGATCCGACAGCAGTGTTCCATTCAGCACCACTGTTGCTATATAGGGCAGTATAACCAACCGCTGTATTTTGACTATAAGTTGTGTTTCCATGTAGAGCATAACCACCAATGGCTGTATTTGATGCTCCAGTTGTGTTATTGAATAAACCTTGATAACCCATAGCAGTATTATTATTTGCTGTAGTGCTTACATATAAAGCACCATGCCCCATTGCTGTATTGTTAATTCCAGTGGTATTAGCACTTAATGCGTGTTTTCCAACCGCATTATTATAACTAGCTGTAGTGTTGGCATCTAAAGCGTTTGCACCAATAGCTACATTATCTGCGCCTGTTGTGTTTGCAAATAATGCTTCATATCCTACTGCCACATTTTCACTACCTGTCATCTGACCAGTTGTACCGCTTAGTGTACTGTGTAAAGATGATCTACCAATAGCAGTGTTATATTGTCCACTACCTATATATCTCCCTGCTGCTCCACCTACACAAGTATTTTCTCCTGATGTTGTAGCTGCTGTTAGTGCCTGTAAACCGATAGCAACATTTAAAGATCCTGTGGTTATAGCATCTCCAGCATTAGCACCTACTGCTACGTTTGATGCTCCAGTTGTGTTTGCTCCTAATGAACCATGTCCAACTGCTGTATTGTTAGAGGCAGTAGTATTAGCATCTAAAGCAGTGTTGCCAACAGCAGTGTTAGAATCACCAGTTGTGTTAAGCTGCAAAGCTCCACGACCTACAGCCGTGTTCTGAGTTCCAGTTGTGTTTTGTTGTAAAGTTATATCTCCTAGAGCTACGTTATTACTTGCTGTTGTGTTAGAAGCTAAGGCACTACGACCAACTGCTGTATTACTATCACCAGTTGTAATGTCATTTCCAGCATCCTTTCCAAATAAAGTATTGTTATTAGCATCAGTTCCACTGAAACTAGCTCCCGCACCTGATCCAGCCACAGTATTACTTTGAGCATCACTTGTTACTCCTCCACTGCCATCTGCAAATTCAAGTTGCCCAATAGCTGTTGAACCCGATCCAGATATACTTTTAACCTTTAAAAATTTATCAGCAGCAATCTGATTATCAGGCAATTTTATTGTGTAAGACTGACTTGCAGAGTGATCTGGTGATTCCAGTTTTACACCATGACTATTTTGTGAACAGTTAAGTTGTACCTTTCCATTAGTGCTACTTCCATCACCTTTTACTTCCACTACACCAGTTCCATTTGGGTTTAGCTTAAGATTTCCATTAGATGTAGAGGTATTTAACTCAAACGCTTGCAAATCAAGGTTGCCTCCGAGTTGCGGGGAAGTGTCATCAACTACGTTTGATATTCCACTCGCACCACTTAATGAACCCCAAGCACCATTGTTATATCCTTCAAAAGTATTAGTCTCGCTATTATGACGTATCATTCCAACCGCAGGGCTTCCATCCCTCTGTGCTGTCGTTCCACTAGGTAATGTAATCGAGGAAGTAACGCTGAATGTTGCTCTTGCAGTAAAAGTATTAGCAGAAGAAAGTGAAGCATGGCCAAAGTTTGCAAGACTTACATCACCTAAACTTACAAACGCATTATTAGCAGCATTTCTAATTTTTAAAGTATTACCATCAATATGTGGAACGTAAGCTGCAACACCTATCGACATTTCACCAGAACCTTGATTCAAAGTACTGAGTGCACCAATTACCTGGTTTAATTTTGTTCGGACGACAAGACCTGTACCATTATCAACGGTAAAACCTGATCCTCCAGTATTATCAACTCTTGCCATTTAAAAAACAGTAATTTTTCTTAGTATATCTGTTTTATCCACCTTTACCAAACCCAACAGCAGTAAAGTTAAAGTTTCGATTTATTGAACTTCCAGAACTATTTTTAAAATGCACAGTAAAACCTGTCGAACTTATACTACTTAATTCAAAAATATCTCCAGATGACATATTTAAAGCTGTAATACCCACAGATGGTAAATGTGAATTTGCACCTAATAAACTGCTAGTACCAACAAAGAAAGGATGGTCAAAGGTAACACTTTTAGCTCCTGCTCCAGATGCAATAGCTGTTGCATTTTGTTCTGTTCTTCTCTGCAAGCTGGCGGTATAACCTAATTCAGTCACTTGTATATCCTGTGCTGGATCTCCAGAAGTTAGATTTGCTCTAAACTGAAACCCTCTTCCTCTATACGTTCCATTTGCAAACTTTTGAAAATCTGTATAAGTTGGTGAACCAGAATTGGGATCATCTGTTGTTACTCTGACAAGCATTTCAGCGTTTACATCAACAGAAGAAGTACCATCAAAGTCTTGAATATCGTCAATAAGACCTCTATTATCTATCAGATCATTTGGATAGACAGCCTGTGATTTAACGTGTTTTTTAAGATCAAGAGCAAAAACACCTCCCAAATCTAAAGTAGTACCACCAGCCGTTCCACCAAAGTCATAAGTACCAGAAGAACTTACACCACCTAAATCATCAAGACTTGCTTCTGCATCGAAATCAGTTACATCATCAATCTGACCTGTACCACTAAGGTTTATGGAATTACTACCAGAATCAAAATTTACATTTGATTTAGTCCCTTGAAATTTAGGACTGTCCTGATCTTCTCTTCTTGTCTGCGTAACTAATGAAGGTTGTGCTTCTGGTAAATCAATAATTACACTTGTCTCTCCAACGCTGAAACGTCCACCATCATCCTGTGTTTTAAGTATTACCTCTCCTTCCAAAATTGGTATTTCCGCAGAAGTTGTATTACCAGCTAATGCTTGAATCAAGTCTGTAGCATTTGAAAATGTTCCAGTGCCGTCTGATACAGGTGTATGTCTTACATAAATACGACCACCATGAATCACATCAACATCTGTAGGAAGATTCCATCTGAGTCTCATCAATTTATCTGTGATAGGTTCAAAAGTTAGACCTGTAATATCAGCAGGAGGATCTGTTTTACCAACAGCTTCAAAAGTAATATCACTGGAAGTTGCACTTATTTCCAATAAAGCGTTATAACTGAAAACTTGTATTTCATACGTTCCAACAGATGTATTAAATATCTCAAAATCAGGAGATGAAACTGTAGTTGAAACATAATTACCGTTATTAAATCTATAATTGACTTGATATTGGGTAACACCTGTCACTGGTTGCCAACTTACAATTAACTTGGAAATAGCATTGTTATTGATAGCAACAATTTTTTCTTCCGCCTGTAAACCAGATGGAGGATTTTTTAATTCTGTTAACAGTGAAACAGTCCTTGTAGGTAATGTAGATCCATCTTCAATAAAACTATATTTACCAGCTTTGTAAGATAAAGCAGTGACTACATAATTAATTCCATCCTGCTCCTCCACATTTATTACTCTGAATAATTGTGATGAGACATTAGCATTTGAAATCATCCAGACAGTATTTACATTTGGTGTCTGAGAAAAAGCACTTGACACTGTTACAACACCACTGGAAATACCACTTATATCCTTAGTCTCAATCGTCCCATCAGGAAGTATGACAGACATTTTAGGTTGATCTGTTGTAGGCAAATCAGTTGCAGATGTATCATCAACCGTCATCACAGTTGTAGATGCAACAGCTTTTAATCTTCCTGATCTTCTTACCCCTGCTCTAACTGGATCGTTTATTTCAATAACACTTCCTGGTCTGCATACTGCACCACTATCAATCGAAGTTGTAAATGTAACTGTCTCAGACTCATTGTTCTCGCTGAAAAGTATTGCACGACCCAATCTGGCAGCTTGTCCTCTTGAAGTACAGGCAAATGCTTTTACCTGCTTTACAACAGTTCCGATCTTACTAATTAAAGTGCTATCTTCTACAACTTCAAAATCAACCTCCTGTGAGTCCATATTGAAGTAGGATACAGAAACAACACTATGCCTCGCTTTGAGACTACTACCAGAATAATTAAATCCAGCTTCAGTAACATTGGCAAGACTGAATAGATATGAACTATCTTTTGGACTATCCTGTGCAAGTTCTATTGATCCAGCAGACCATATCGGAACACAACGCATAACTCCTGCAAGTTCATTGATAAGATCAAATGCTTCGTTACTATTTTGAATATTTACATTACAACTGAATCTGGCTTCCTGCCCTCCAAACCCGTCATCAACCAAAGTATTAGCAAACTTACTTGCAGTAACAAAAGAGAATAAATCAAGAGAACTGTCTGTTATATGATCTCCAAATCCATACCTAGTATCTGTGAGAAGGTCAAGAAGTATCATCGAAGGGCATGAGCACCATGTAGCTGCACCCATAACACCATTGAAAATATAACCATCGGGATAAACAATACGACCAGTTGTGCTATCTACAGTTGGAGTACCAGAACTACTAGCACCTGCACCTGGAATCCTTACCTTTATTCCTCTAATACGATATTTTCTTGAAGGAATTGAACTGAATTGCTGAGAATCAAGTCTTAATGACGTATATGCACTATTTAGGTAAGTTTGTTTATCATCAATAATTTCAGTAAAACTTGTAAATTGAAAAGTATTTACAGTGCTGGCAGAAGTGGCATCAGCAGTGACTCTTACAACCTTTACATCGACAGGGAAAGAACCAGTAAGATTTACACGATATTCTTTCTGGTAAGCATCAGCAGTACGACCAGTGACAGTATCATCTATTAAAGTTGTGAATCCACCACCGTTATATTGAATCTGAATCTGAAGATTTACAGTGCTACCAAGTAAATCTCCTTTATCGGTAGCAACCTGTATTTGGGGAAAGGTTACTGTCACCTTTACAGCATCAATATCAGAGTTGGTTATTGTTCTGGTTACTGGAGTAGAGTTTGTAACTGTTACACCTACAGGATTTATTGACTGACTGCTTTCTATACCACTGATATGTTCTTGATTTGACGTTCCAAATCTGGGAGTAAAACTTACATCTTGAAAATTAAAATCAGTGCTGACAGGACTTGTATTACTGGCACTTGATTGCAAGATAGCTGTATTGTTCAAAAATATATCTTTTAGAGCAGCATTGTTATATGCAGTTGTACCTTTTGTTAGTCCAGCTTTAGAAGCAGTAGCAAAACCTTCTATCTCTCCTTCTGATATTAAATCAAGTAAAGTAGCAAACTGACGACTATGTAAAGTATCAGGAGTTCTAGTTGGTTGTGGTGGATTAGATGGAGGAGGAGGACCACCAGCACCTCTAATAATTTTTGGATTGTTTGTCATGCTCTCACCTGTTCAGTATCAACACCTGCACTTATTACAACACTTCCTGTAAATATTTCACCATAAACTATAGGAACAGGAGTACCTGCTCTTGAAGTATTCTGTATGCCACTGAATTGAAACGATAATCTAGGATCTTGCTCAGAGGAGAAATCTACTGGTTTTGGTAAAGGAAACAACATTTCACTGACTCCTGATAACGCTAATGATGCACCAATACCGACAGCAGCTTTAGTTCCAAAACCTGCCGCAGCAAAACCAGCTTTACTAAATAAACCACCTGCTGCTGCGACACCAGTTCCAGCAGTTGCAAAAGCAATACCTATTAATGCAGCACCTCCCAGTATCTTTCTTGTCGTTCCACCAGCACCAGCGATAACAGGGACAATATGTAGATCAGATTGTCCTATAGGATGTGCAAGTTCATCTTCTTCCACTTCATAATCACCAACCAAAATCTTATAAGACCTTTCTGCTATATACGCTTCTGACTTGGGAAAGTTACAGACAAGAAAACTAACTGCCTGTGATATTGAATTTACCTTAACTTCAAATTCTTTATGTCCAATAAATTCTGCTAACTCTCCATAAAGTTTTAATTTACGAAGCATAACGATACCTCCCTCCAGTACATTTTAATAACCAT